CGGAAAGAAAAACGCCGTTTCTGTGGAAGCGGATGAATCCGTGTTGACAACTGTCAAGGTTAGGGGGTTGTGGTTATGATCCCGTATCCAAGATTGATTGACGATGACGGAAACGAAGTCCGCAGAATCCGTCCGCTCAGCGTGAGCATTGATGAACAGATCGTGCCGCTCAGCACCGCAGAAATGACCCTTTTTCCGGGCGATAGCGTGCCTTTCCGCAGTTATGTGGAAATGTATACGGCAAACGGATCAGCCGGGTATTTCCGGGCAAAAACGCCGTCTATTGGCTATGGTGAAGTGTCCAATGTTGTGCAGCTTGAACACGCCATCTGCGAGGTTGGTGACTACATCGTGAAGGGCGAGATCGAACAGCAGACGCTTTCTCTTGAAGATGCCCTTCTGACGGTCTTTTCCCATTATTCCGGAAGCAAGTGGCAGATGGGAACGGTGGATGTTACCGCTGATGTGGTTATCTCAGGCAACTACTCTAATGTGCTTCAGATGATGAACAGCCTGATTGCTCTGGTTCCGTCCGCAATGCTGACCTTTGACTTTACCACAACGCCGTGGACGTGGAATGTCAGGGAAAGGGAGCAGACGGTTTCGGCTGAAGGAAGGCTTTCCCGGAACATCGCCAGCGTGACCATTCAAAAGAACGACAACGAGCTTTGCACAAGGGTGTGGCTCACAGGGCTGTCTGATGATCCTTTGGAGTCCTACATGGATGCCGAAACCATAGAGCAGTATGGAATTATTGAGAAAGCCCTTGACGGGTCGGATTACACCTACGAACAGGCCGTTGTCATCGCAACCAGCTACTTGGAAAAGCACCAGCATCCCAGCTATTCGGTGAGCATAAACGGAATTGACCTTTCCAGCATTACCGGGGAAAGTCTGGATCAGTTTGAAATCGGCAAGCTGTACCGGCTGATTGTTCCATCCGAAACAGAGCCGATAGAAGAAACCATAGTCGGTATTTCGTGGGGCGATGTGTACGGCAACCCGAATCTGGTATCCATCACGCTGTCGGAAGAGGAAGAACAATCAACAGCTTCCATCCTGCAAAGCCAAAGCACGGAGATATACGGCAACGGCGGTCTGAAGGAAAAGGTGAACCGGGATATTTCGGATGTGTCTTCAGCTTTGGCGAACCGGTACTCAAAACAGGCTGGCACGGATATAACATCAACGGGCATTGACCTGCACGGTTCAAACAAAACGCTGAAGGTCAGAGCCGGAGCAAGGCTGGTTGTAACCCGGAACACAACCAGCATAACGGACTTCAACGCCATGACGGATGAAGGCTTTTATGCTCTGAATCCTTCGGCGATGAGCAACAAGCCCAGCGATGCGGAATCGGCTGATTCGGAGCTTGAAGTGTCCAGCATCGGGTCGAATGTCATTGTCCAGAAACTGTATCAGGCAAGCGCAATGTATATCCGGCGAAGGACATCTGCAACGTGGGGAAGCTGGTATAAACATGCCGGAACGGCAGTATGAGGAAGGAGCTGAGTAAATGGCAGTCTACGAAACATGGCTGAAAAGTGACCTGAAAAAGCCGATTACGGTCAAACAGCTTCCGGGAACGCTGTTTCTTGGAGACGATGAAAGCAACCTGATCGGGGTTGAAATCACGGATAATGGCAACACGCCACGGCTGACCGGCACGGTTTATGGCTACATTATCCGGGATGATGATGAAACCATCGTTGTTGAGGGAACGCTTTCTTCCGGGTGCAAAGCGAGCATTGTCCTTCCTGCTACAGCTTACGCTGTTCCGGGGATGCTGAGCATCGTCATCAAGATCGGAAGCACAACGGTCGGGGCCTGTGTTGCAAAGGTTTTCCGTGGGCAGACGGATGTGATTGCCGATCCCACAAACATCATTCCCAGCATTGAAGAATTGCTTGCGAGAATCGAAGAATGTCTGGCGGCAAGTCTTGTTTCCCAGCAAGCCAGCGCAACGGCTGTTGTAGCCGCAAGAATGATCTTTCCTGACGCAGAATTCCCGTTCAATCCGCAGGAAGAAGTCATCAGCGAGATGTTTGTCAACATCATGCACCCTATTGGCTCAATTTACCAGAGCGTGGACAGCACTAACCCGGGAGAACTTTTCCCCGGTACAACATGGGAGTCTCTGGGTGGCAAATTCCTGATTGGTGCGGATGAAACATACACAGCCGGATCAACAGGTGGTAGCGCAACGCATACGCTGACATACAACGAAATGCCCAGCCACAACCACGGATATAACCATTATAACGATGCTGGCTCTGATGGCTGGATTGCAAAGGGTATGATTGGTTCAACTACAGGCGGCAACGGTATGCGTGTTGACGGATACACGGCAAACGCTGGTGGTGGAGCGGCTTTCAGCATCATGCCGCCTTATCAGGCCGTGTATATGTGGAAGCGCACGGCGTAAAGAAAGGAGTGAGCAGTCATGGGAGATAAAGGCGTGTTCTTTATGCACCGCATCCGGCATTATAAAAAATCGACCGGCGAATGGGTGTGGGACAAGGGAATTGAAGTCAAAGATGCCGCCGATACTGACAATTTCGGAGCGGCAAAGCAGTCATTCCACGCTTACCTTGCGGCTTATGCCTACGAGCATGACAAGGACAAGCAGACCGGGAAAGTCCTCACCGATTATGTGGCCTGTTTCATCACGGATATATCAGGTTCTCGGTTGATGTTTGAGGTCTGGCAGAAAGAAGGTGAAACGAATGCTGTGGCTTGAGGGGAATGACATTTACATTCCGCAGGGTGATACCGGGAAGCTGAAGATCACCGTACACAGCCGGGACAGTGAATATGTACCGGGTTCGGATGACAGGGTGCTGTTCACCATCAAGAAGAACAAGATTCCTGTGATAATCCGGGTTATGACTCCGGTCGAAGGTGTTGTGGTTGTGGAATTCGCCAACGCCATGACGAAAAACCTTGCTCCCGGAGCCTATGGCTATGATATCCGGTTCATCCGGGATGCTGTGTTGGATGGTGACGGAATACCGATTGATGGCTACGGGGTGGAAACCCCGAAACGGATTGCGAAATTCGTGGTGGTAGAAACGGAGGGCGATGTTTAATGAGCGAACTGAATATGATTGACATCGACCTTGAAATCATTGACGAACAGCAGATGGAGTTGCTGATTGAGGAAATTGGCCCTCGTGGCCCGATTGGTCACACTCCGAATATCCAGATCGGCACGGTGCAGTCTGTGCCGCCGACACAGAACCCGGAAGTGACCGTGACCGGAACACCGGAAGAACCTCATCTTAATTTCAAGCTCAAGCAGGGAGAAAAGGGTGACAAAGGCGATCCGGGTGACCCGTCTGTTGTTATGACCGGAGCAACAGCCACAACGCCGGGTGCTATCGGTAGCGTTCCTGCTCCTGCCGCTGGCGATCAGGACAAGGTTCTCCGGGGCGATGGATCATGGGGTGCGGCTCCTGCTTCAGGCGGCACGCTCCGCACTGTTCCGTTCAGCATCGGAGCGAATAGCTGGACGCTTGCAAACGGGCTTTATACGGCTACTTATTCGTCTGCATATGTGACAGCCACAAGCGTGGAGTTTGTGGAGTACACGGACAGCTTCAGGCAAGCCATTAGGGGAGATTTGAGCTGGGCAAAGGCTATAGGATACGGCGGCATTACCTTCACCACAACCGTTCAGCCTGTGGGAACGCTTCAAGGCGAAATCCGTGTGATTGATAACGAAGACGGAAGCGTGGCAATCATTACGGAGCAGACAGCCCTGCCAACGATCCGGGATGTTCCATTCACGGTGGCTGTGGCTGATTGGAGCTTGAATAATGATGGGCTGTATGAAGCAGTATTCCAAAGCCCGTTTATTTCTGCCACGTCCCACGATTTCGTTGAATTCGATGAATCCATCGAAAATGCCACGGATGGTATCAAGGTCAGCAAAGCTGAAAGTTCCGGGGCTATTGTCGGACTGAAGTTTACTTCAAGGCGTGTTCCTGCTGGCGCTGTTTCAGGAACCGTGACTCCGTTGGACAACGCTGACGGGAAGGTTGCCGTAGTCCTTCAGGATACGGTGGTGCCGATTGCCAATGGCGGGACTGGGGCGAGTACGCTTCAGGGAGCGCAGGATGCGCTTGGAATCACTGAATTAAGAAATTCATTACCGTTTTCTGATATTGAATTTGGAACAACTCCAAGCGCCATAACAAGACAAAAAATCTCTTTCAATAGAAATCATTCTTCAACGCCAAGCGCAATTCTTTGCACAGGCGTGGGGCAAGCGAGTACTGATGATAAACTTGTTACGGTGTATAACAAAGACAATACTGGGTTTTATGTACAGGTTGGTGATGGTGCCGCAGGAAATACCAATTGTATTGTTATGTGGTTGGCTATATGGTGAATGAACGATTATAAGATTTGGCGATTTTGGTTTATACTTGCCGGAATTGGAGCAGTGCTTTTAACTGTCTTACAAATTTTCGGAATACAAGTTGACTAATTAAAGAAGCACTTAATTCAATAATAGAAAGGAGGTCTTTCTTATGTCTTATTTTCCAAAACCCTCACTTAACGAAAACGACCTCGCCATCATCGAACGTGGCGATACAGCCGCTCATTCAATTGAGGCTGGGCAGTATGTTTCATGGCATGGCAGGACTGGTAAGGCCAAAGCGGCAATTCTGCAAGGGACTACGATGAGCGATTCTTTGTTTGATTATGATGAAGACGGTGTATTAAATGCTTCTTATTTACAAGTAGTTTCTGGTAATGATGATATGGGTAAGTCGTATAAAGATACATATTATTCAAAGACCATACAATATGGAACGACATTTAAAACTATTCCAACTATTGTCATATCACCTACAGGAAACGGTGTTAATTCAACATATGAATTATCTGATATAACAACCTCTTCTTTTAAAATTGGCATACTACCTAGACATTCTAATATCAGTGAATGGAAATTTATTTGGACAGCTTTTGCATTAAAATAAGAAATATTTTGTTCAGCAATTACAGAAAGGAGGTCTTGGAATGGGTTTCGATCAGGCACCAGCCTTGCCATACCGTAACCTTGGTATTGTTCAAGATGGCGATACTGCAAGCCAGAGCATTCAGAAAGACAAGTATGTGATTTGGAAAGGGGGTAACTATTTTGCCAAGACGGATATCCTTCAGGGTGAAACATTCGTGGTGGACACGAACTTGACGGAGATAACAGAGGGGGCGATAAATGGGATCGTTAGTGCATTAAATGCTTCAATAATTAAAATACATAGAATCAACTGGCCATCTTCAATACTGCCCGGTGAACATGATTACACTATAAATATTCCTAACGGAATGCGAATAGTAGGATTAGGGACTGATGTCATTAGCTGGCCATTTTTGGTGTCAATAGAACATTGCGGATATGATCAAAGCGATGTTTTCAAGCTTTATATCAAGAGTACATATTCGTCTAATTTGACACCGGGGGACTATAATTATATTGATCTTTTATATGTTGATGTTTAAAAGAAGCATTTAACTACGTAACATTATGTAGCGGTAGCAATTATTCATGTAGGACAGAACATAGGACAATGAGACCGGACAGCACACTATGGGGGCGGCTTGGTTAATAGGACGTTTGTCAGCGTACCGAGGACGGGCATAAACAGATCACCCAAGGCGAGTCCTCTCCGAGGTCGTAATAACCATTCGGCTTGACAACCATATGGTTATAGCTTGACGGAGAACCCTTACAGATGGTCTTCCTTGTGCTTCGGAAGCCATTCAGCCAGAGCGCGGCGAATGACAAAGGCGATTGACCGTTCATTGCGCTGGCAGTAATCCAAGATCTCTTTCAGTTGCTCCGGGGTGAAGCTGATAGAAATCTTCTGGCAGTGAGTCTCTTCAGGCGTTTTCTTGCGTGGCATGTGGTATCCCTCCTGATGCGGTTTTCTTTCAGAATACCATGCAGAAAGGGGAGGTAGCAAGCGTCAATTTAACGCAGTAGAAACCTGAAACCGTTGAAAAATAAGGGTTTGTATCAATTTTTTCACAGGAAGCATTTAATCCAGTAACAAAATAACTTGAAAGCCTGTTCTCCGGGTCAGAAAAACCGGAAAAACATAGAAAGGAATGAAACCAAATGAAAGATTACGCAGTTGTCCGAATTTACTTCCGTGGTGCTACCGAAGCCCATTCCATCGAATACAAGGATACGTTGCGTGAAGCTCAGACACGCTTCCACAACATCCTTGCCGCAGATGAAGGGAATGCCAACACGACCTATTGTCTGTGTATGGTGTTTGACAGGCTGACGAACAGGGTGCTGAGCGAAATCCACGATTTTCGTGAGGAACACACGGCATTTTACCCGGTCATTCGGATCACCGAAGACGGAGAAGGAATGCACAATTCAGTCGAGATTCACACGGACTACAATGACGCTGTAAAACGCTGGTACGGAATCATTGCCGCAGATCTGGATAACGATTCTCTGACCTACCATGCCGCCATCATGATGGATAACAACGGCATGATAGGAGACTACAGACGGGCATTTGTAGAGCCTGAACCGGAACCCGAACCCGAACCCGAACCCGAACCTGATCCTCAGCCCGAACCCGAACCCGAACCTGAACCTGAAGTAGAGGGCGAAGAAAATGGTTGACGGAAAAGAACTTGGTAACGTTGGCTTCCAATATCTCGGCACGCCGTATAGCGTGATGGACTGTCAGGCTTTTGTCGAGAAATGCCTTGCTGATTGCGGCTGGAAAATTGACCTTGCCGGGAGCAACGCTTGGTTTCGCAAGTGCTACAACGAAGGCTGGGTCGGAACGCCTGAAGAATGTGTCCGTAAATACGGCACAACACCGGATGGAGCTTTCCTATTCATTCTGGAACATGACGGTGGTGAGCCGGACAAGTACAAGCCGGATGGTCTGGGCAACGCATCACACATCGGGCTATGTACCGGAAACCGGGGAGAAGGTGCAATCCATTCTTCAAAATCCCGTGGTGGTGTTGCAGAAAGCAAATATCACAACAAGTCGATCAACGGCGGCTGGAACCGGGTCGGACTGCTTCCGAAGGAAATCAATTATCACACCGGGGATCAGCCGGAGCCATCGCCAGAGCCTACACCGGAACCTGTACCGGAAAAAGAATACGCCGTTGTTTGGTCAGAAAACGGTAAGCCTGTAAACACCCGAAAAGGGCCAGATGAGAGCTACGGGCAGAGCAAAGCCGGAAGGATTCCTGTCGGCGAAATAGTGGAGATCATCAGCCGGACGGTCAACAATCAGTGTGAACTCTGGTGCAGAATCCGTTGGACAGATCCAAGTGGTGCAACATGGGTCTGCTGGATGAAATCTGACTTCCTGAAGCCGATAGAACCGGAGCCTTCACCGGAACCCGAACCTTCACAGCTATGGACGGTGCATATTCCATATCTGACGGAGTATCAAGCGGATGCCATCATCAGCCAGTATTCCGGGGCGTACAAAACGCCAGAAAGGGGGTGAGCCAGATGCCGAATGTGAACATCAACGGAAGCAATCTGATTATCACGCTGGCGGTTATCCTGATCGTTCTGGAAGCTATCAACGTTGTTTCAAAGGGGCTGGACGCATGGAGGAAGCTCACGGGGAAGGATCACCGGGCAGCAGAAATAGCAGCCATAAACGCCGATATACGGGACTTGAAGGCAAGGATGACTTCCGCTGAACATCGGCTACAGCAAGGGAACGCCCGATTCGATGCCACGCAGAACGATACAACGGAAATCCTGCTGACGCTGAAGGGCATAATCAAGCATCTGATATCCGGCAATGACCGGGAAAAGCTGAAGACCATAGAAACCAACCTTGACAAGTACCTGATTGAAAAACGGGGCATTGATCCAAACTGAAAGGAGAATGTACATGACGAAGGAATTCTGGAAGGCTGCTTTGATCCGGGCGGTACGGACGATTGCACAGGCTGCAATCGCATCTATCGGGGCTTCTGCCTTGATTACCGAAGTCAATTGGCTTCAGGTGCTGTCAGCTTCCGCTCTGGCTGGCGTGCTGTCAATCCTGAACAGCATTGCCACCGGTCTGCCTGAAGTTGAACCGGCGAAATTGAGATAAAAAAGCATTTATACCATATTGGTGAGGTCAACGATATGGTTATTTGACACAGTAAAAAGGGGACTCCTGCCAGCAAGAGCGTGAAGGCACACGAGATGCGAATGCTGAAATAAAAATGCAGGTTGGAGCGTAGCGTCTACCGGGAGAAGGACAGAGGACGCTGTTATAAAGGAGGATCAGAATGGAAGAAGAAGAAAAGAAGGAACAGGTTTCAATTCCGTTCCTGATGGAGTACATGACCACCACAAACCGCAGGATGTTTCACGCCCTGCTTGCCGTTTGTCTGACCTTTATTCTGACAATCATCATCTTTGTGGTTGGCTACACGATCCGGGAAAAGAACTGGCTGAATACGATCAAGGAAATAACCCCCGTAACGGAGGTGGATCATGGAATACAGCAACAGCCAGATTCGTGACCTGATTTCGGAGTACATCCACAACGCCGATGACCGGAAGATGCTTTCCATGCGGCTCATTGACGGCATGACCTTTGAGCAGATCGGCTTTGAAATGGGCATGACAACAAAGACGGTCAGGAAGCGGATACACAAAGGCGAAGATACCCTGTTCAGACATCTCCCCGGTTGAAAGACCGGGGATTTTTTAAATAAAGTTTGACATTTTGCATATGTTAGTGTATACTTATATAAACCAATGAAGGAGGGCTAATCGCATGAAGTACGGGGATCGGGTTTTACTGAAGGAATACAAGAACGGCAACAAGCTGTGGGGCATCGTTTCCCATTGCCCGAAGTGCCAAGACACGGGCAAGGTCATTTGGAACTACGCCGATGGGGTTTGCTTCGACTGCAACGGCAAGGGTTGGTTCTACACTGAAGAACGGGAATACACCCCTGAGAACCTCGCCAAGCTGGAAGCCAAGAGGGCGAAGGAACGGGCAAAGTGGGAAGCCGAAGAAGCCGAGCGTGAAGCAGAACGGCAGCGCAAGCAGGAAGAAGAAGCCCGGAAGGAAGCCGAGCGGCTTGCGGAAATCGAACGCAACCGAGGAGAATTCTTCGGCGAGGTTGGTGACAAGATTCAGATGACCGTTACACTTGCCCGGACATTTTCCTACGAACGAACCTGCTACAACGCCCCTTGGAAAACGGAAATCGTCACCGGGTACGTTTTCAAAACGGATGACGGCAACACGCTGGTCTGGAAAACTACCGGGAGCATTGCCCGGAAAGTTGAACTCCCGTGGGATGCGGAGAGCTACTGCGGCATTAACTCCGACAAGCATACCAAATGGGATTGGGAGTCCCCGGACGAAGGGGACAGGATCACGATCAAAGCCACGATCAAGGATCACGAGGAATACAACAATGTAAACCAGACGATCCTTACCCGGGTTAAGTTGATTGACAAGTAAGCTGACCTCGGCAGACGGAAGCCGGACACCGGCTTTCGTAGCCGATGCCAGAGCATCGGAGAAAGGTAGGTTGAGGGCTATGACAATGAAGGAGAAACTGAAGATTCACAAGGAGATCGAACGGGAAGATGCGGAAAACCGCAGAGCATGGCTGTATTGGAACAGCATACCTGTTGGTGAACTCGAAACTATGATCGAAGAGAAAGACCGGCTGATGGAATGGGATGATCAATTTGGTTTCCTCTGTGAACTCTTGGAATCGAAGAAGGAAGCAGTGTAAAAAAAGAATGGAAGGAGGGCAAAGCAAAATGAAACTCTACGGAAGGACATCAAATTCAGCCATTTACGAACGACAGGATGGCAAACGGGTAACCATTGCAAAAGAAGACAATGGCTACAGCGTTACAATTTATTCTACATTGCACGGAAGGAAAGAGAAAGTTGCCAGCGGATGCACATACAGGGAAGCAAGAAGCATCGCAACTGAAATGTATTATTCAAAATAACATTAAGCCGACCGGGGGCGGCAAATCCCCCGGAGAAAGAGAACGGCATGTTTATAGTATGGACGGAAACAGACGGTGGGCGGTGGTTTTCCACCTTACATGAAGCTGAGCAGTATGCGGAAAAAACGGGTGGAAGGATTGAGGAAGTCACGGAAACTGCCCCTGATAAATGGTGGATCATCAACTAACAAAATGCCGACCGGGGGCGGCTAATCCCCCGGATTGGAGAAAAAAATGAAGTTTGAGGTTGGGAAGTCATACTATCCGCAAGACAGAGGATACGATCCTGTTGAAGTAATCAAGCGCACAGAGAAAAGCATTCGGGTCAAGCGTTGGTACGATGGATCAGAATGGTGGATGCGGATCAGGAAAGACAGTGAAGGAAACGAGATGTGTATTGATTCTACTGCACCGATAAAATGGCGTTTCGTATTTACGTACTGTGCAGATGATCCTGTGGAGCAATGAAGGAGGATTGAAATGGCAACGGAAGCACAACTTAGAGCGATAAAGAAATATGACGCAGCAAACACCAAGCAGTTTCACTTGAAACTGAACCTGAAAACCGATAAGGATATTATTGAGTGGCTTGAAAAGCAGGAAGCAATTCAGAGTTATATTAAGCGGCTGATCCGGGAAGACATGAAGAAAGAACCGTAAATTACCATAAAACTACCGTAAAGATACCCGTTCACAACCTCGTGAACGGGCTTTTTATTTGCGAAAATACAGGCAGGAGGTGGAACGATGGACAAGCTGATTGCCCGGTTGATTGACTGCGGTATGAGCCGGGAAGTTGCCCTGTTTATGTATAAAAAGCATAAAAAAGCCGGGAAACTGTCTGAATTTGAACGGTATGTTGAGAGCGTAGAGGAAGCCAGCAATGAGCCGTTGGAAGCAGTTTAACAATAACCCTACTGGCAGAAATGTTGGCGATTGTGCCGTCCGAGCTGTTTCTGTTGCTCTGGGCGTTGATTGGGAAACATCCTTTGCCATGATCGCTGAAAATGCCTATTTGATGGGCGATATGCCGTCCAGCAATTCCGTCTGGGGAGCCGTCCTGCGGCAACACGGTTTCAACCGTTCGGTAATACCGAACACTTGCCCGGATTGCTATACAGCAGGGGATTTTGCCAAGGATCATCCGACAGGAACCTACGTTCTCGGATTTGGAAATCATACCGCCACTATCAAGGACGGTTGGCTATTTGACAGTTACGATTCATCGCAGATGGTTCCGCAATACTATTGGGAGAAGGTGAATTGATGGCATACTTCAACAACGGATTCCCAGCGACTTACCAGCCGATGTATCAGCCTTACACGCCACCTTACACGCAGGTGCAAGGCCAACAGCCAACGGTTGCACCCGTGCAACAGCCCGTGCAACAAAACGGCATTATCTGGGTTTCTGGCGAAGCCGGAGCAAAGGCTTATCTGGTAGCACCGAATAATACTGTGCAGCTGTGGGATAGCGAGAGTCAGACAATCTACCTCAAGTCTGCAGACGCTTCCGGGATGCCCAATATAAAGGTGCTTGATTACACCATACGAGAATCGGGCAAGAACACGGCAAATTCGCTTTCTACGGCGCAGATCGGGGATTTATCGGGCTATGCAACAAAAGACGAAATACAGGCTGTTTCGGAGCAAATAACGGCGCTTCGTGACCGTGTGGACAATCTTACAAAGAGAAGCAGAAGAAGGGAGCCGGAAGAAGATGAGTAACCCTTTGTTCGGAATGATGCAACAGCAGAACCCGATGAATGGAATCATGCAGAAGTTTCAGCAGTTCCAACAGATGTTCCGAGGTGATCCGAAACAACAGGTTCAGCAACTGCTGAACAGTGGAAAGGTGTCCCAGAATCAATACAATCAGGCAGTCCAAATGGCACAGCAGCTTCAAAAAATGATTGGTATCAAGTAACGGTCAAGTAAAGGAAACCTTGTATATCAATGGATACAACCGGTCGGTGCACAGATCGGAAGTATAAAATCAAGTGAAAGGAAACAAAAAAATGGCTCTTACTGATGAAGGAACCAGCACAACGATGCTGGTAACTCCGACCGGAGTTGGCGGCAATGGCGGCTTCGGATTTGGAGATGGAAACGGTTGGTAAACAAATCTGCCAACGGTAAATTGCGGTATTAAGCGGGAAAGCTGAGATGCCAACCCGAACCGAAGGCTGTGCTAAGTACAGTCAGGGGCAACGCATAGACGGTGAAAAGATATAATCCGTCCACGAGACCGCAACAACGTTTACAAAATAATCCCCTACATATTATAATATCAGTATGGAGGGGGATTGCGATGCCAAGAGTCTACAGAAGGCTTTCCGTTGAAGATTATGAAATCACAAAAGAAGGCCAAGTAATCAACAAGCTTACTGGTAAAATCGTCAAACCACAAAGAAATGGGAAGGGATATTTACGAGTTGCTGTAGGGAAAAAATTGATGTTTGTTCATCGAATGGTAGCTGAGAAATATATTCCAAACCCAGAAAACAAACCTCAAGTGAATCATAAGGACGGAAATAAAGAGAACAACCGTGTTGAAAATTTGGAGTGGGTTTCGAATCAACAAAACAGAAACCATGCTGTAAACAAAGGTCTTCAAATTCACGGAGAAAAATGTCCTTGGGCGAAATTAACAGAAAAGCAAGTTGAATTCATACGGAAGCATACAGAAATATCTTCAAAGGAAATGGCAAAAGTTTTCGGTGTATCAGACTCAAATATAAGAGTTCTGAGACGCATGGAATCATGGAAACGTTGAAAAGATATGCTGAACTAATGCGAATAAAAGCATTAGAAGTATCGGATAAAAAGCCGATACGGTAACATAATGGGATTTTACTCCTGTTCATTCTGATGGGCGGTTGGGGCAACGGCATGGGCGGCTTCGGCTGCGGTGACCTGTACCCGTGGATGAACAACAGCCAGAACATCAATTCCGGCTTCAGGGATCAGATGCTTGGAACTCAGATCTCCGGCATCCAGAATAGCATCACTTCCGGTTTTGGTGATGTTGCTACTGCCCTGTGTGGCGGTTTTGCTGGCGTAAACGCTTCTGTCAACGGGGCACAGAATGCGATTGCCCAGCAGCTTTATTCCAATCAGCTCGCAGACCTTGAGCGGAGCTTTGCCGCCCAGACTGCCAACACGGCTGGTATGACGGCTTTGCAGAGTCAGCTTGCGAATTGCTGCTGCGAGAACCGGGCGGCTACGGCTGATCTGAAATACACGGTTGCAACCGAAGCCTGTGCTGACCGAGCGGCGATTTCTTCCGCTCTGCGTGATGTGATCGATGCCACCCAGAAGCAGACTCAGGTTATCCTCGACAAGATGTGCCAGCAGGAGATTGATGCCCTGAAAAATCCATCTCTGTATCTGAATGGGCTTTGCGGAGCAGGATTTTCAGCAGTCTGGTTCGCAGCCATGACGGGGACGAAACCTGACCCCCGTTTGACCCTCAATCGTTTTTCTATTTTTCGTTTTTTTCACGTTTGATAGCAAACAAGAAACCCTTGGAGATGTTGATTCTCCAAGGGTTTTTTTGCTCCCCAGATAGGACTCGAACCTATAACCCTTCGGTTAACAGTCGCAGTGTTACGGGCTTGTATCTCCTTTGTTTTCAACAGGTTCAGAGCTTTCTTTCTGACCCTGACCCCCATTCTGACCCCCAAACAGCTTTTTTTCGACCATTTTCCGGTTTTCTTCTGACCGATCATCGGAAACTGCATCATATACTTTCAGGATCATTTTTGCGTCCGCATGACCCATCCAGCGGCGGCAGGTGTTCAACTCAACGCCTGAGTCCCGGCACATCTGGCAGAACGCATGACGGAGTGTGTACGGCACTATATTAAATTCTATCCATTCTGGCAGCTTCCCTTTATCTGCCAGTATTTTTTTATGTTCCTTTGTCCTGCCGTACCATCTTTTTTGCATCCCATTGATGGCGGTTTCCATGCAGAATTTATACGATTTCCATGCTGTTTTCCAAGTCTGGATGGTTACCCGTTCCCCGTGCGCAGAGGTGATCAAGTACCCATGTTTGTCCTTCAGAGCCGCTTTCAGGGGTGGAAAAAGCGGTATGGTTCGGTTGCTCCAATCCGTCTTTCCTTCTTCCGTATAATCGTATTTTTGCCCGTCAATGTGTGCCGTTTCCTGAACCGTGATGGTGTTATTCTCAAAATCAACGTCCCGGTCAATGTCAATGGCTTTCATCTCCTGTGGACGGATACCGGCGTACAGCATCGCCATAACCGCAGGATAAGCCCGGTGATCTGTGCAAAGTGTCTCGATCCATGTCCGCTGTTGCTTGGTCAAGACTTTTTCCTTTGGTTTGTTTCCCTTGTGCGGCTTTGCTCCTTTTTCCCGTGCTGGATTGAAATGACATATTCGGTCACTGACAGCGGCATCGAACAAGGCACAATATAGCTGTTTCGCAGCCTTGATATATGTATTGGCGCATTTTGCGTAATGGCTGGAATAAACCCCTTTTATATCGGAAGGAACTACTTCAGAAAGCTGTTTGTTTCCGATTTCGTCAATCAGGTGCTGGAGGTGGATTGCAAGCCCTTTGTAGGTGGAATCTGCAACAGACGGATTCGCCCTTTTCAGCCACGGGATGGCATACTCGGCTACGGTCTGATCGTGGATCAGACCTGCCTTTTCCATCTGCTTGTATTCTTCCCGTTGTGCGATAGCGTCATCGGATGAAATGGACGAATAGAATTCCTTCCCTTTGTATCTGACCCGATAACGCCCGTCAGCACGTTTTTTGACCTTCTCCTTTTTCTGGCGTGCCATATCAGAAACCTATAGAAACAGGCGGTGCAAGTTTTATTATTCTGCTGTTTTCCAGCAAACAACCTTCAGGCAAAAAAACCTTGCCGACATTTTCGTCTTCAGAAAGAACGTAAGTAAACAAAACGTTTGAAAGTGATTTTATTCCGTCAGAGTAACCATTTACAATAACGAGACTGCCCTGTGGAATAATTGAATAATACCCTTCCGGGATATCTTTCCCAACGATCCATTCACCAATAGGAATTTCAACAGCTTTCCATTCTGGGCGGCTCATAATTTCTGTGCTGATCTTTTTCTGGAGATCAACAAGTTCATCATAAGACAGGCCAGACAGATCAGTTTCAGCGCAAGCGGCTGAAAACAGCATCACGGCAGCAAACATAACAGCAATGACCTTTTTCATAAAAATCACTCCTTATTCTTCGTACCCGTCCATGTATGAGCCAAAGTCGGCGATTGCGGAATTTTCGTCTTTGCTCAAGTATTTTTGCAAGCTGATGAATTCCGTCACGCAATCCTGAAACTGTTCCTTAACCTTCCGGTTCAGCTCTGGCGGCACATGAACGCCGGGGATTTGCCGCATACCGGAAAGACATTGCTCATAGCACCCTGTCATGTTTCCCAGCACTTCAACGGTGAACGGGATGCCGGACTGTTGAACAGCGTGGATCAGCGGACGGGGGCAAAGGAAATGATGTGCAAAGCAGTAGGCTTCTTCCATTCTTACCTTTTCCGATCTCGCCTTGCCATCATGGCCCAGAACGATATGCCCCAGTTCTTTTGCAAGGCCACGCTGAAGCATATAGAACGGCAACCGCTGGTTGTAGCCTACAACGTATTTGATGGTCGGATGATCAACGTGCAGGGTGATTGCATCAAGGTTGGCTCCAAGCAGGGACATAAAACTCCGGCGTTCAATGTTTGACATATTCGACATTTCAGTAAAGGACAGGACTCCAACGCCTTTCATTCTTTTGAAAACTGGTAGCGGAATGATTGGCGTTGTGTTGATTTCTTCTGAAATCAGGACTTCAAGGGCTTTCGTTGCGGCTCTTTCGTAATCGGGTTTCATTTTTCCTGTCCTTTCTTATTTGTTCGTGGCCTTTTCAAGGATGTCCGGGAACATTGCTTTCATAACAGCAACAACCTGCTTTTGCTGGTCTCTCGTCATTTTTCCCATCATTTCGGTAACAATAGTCATTTCCGGCGATTGCGTTTTCTGATCAAGTCTATTGACGATATATTGCAGGATTTGACTTGTTTCCGATTCTCCTGCAATTTTCGGATCTAAAGGAACCCACGGTTCAGGGCTACCGACAACGTTTCCCTTTCCAAGAACAACAAGTTCATCAACTCCAAAGTATTCAGCTAATTTTTTAAGTCTTTCTCCGGTTGGGTCTTTCCTGTTCAATTCCCAATCAGAAACGGTTGGGGCTGAGACTCCTATTGCGAGAGCAAGTTCTTTCTGCTGTATACCTTTTTTCTTACGCAGTTCACGAACAATGTTCATTATGAAGTTCCTCCTTCCTTTAGCTAAATTATAAAACATCAGTAAGCTAAAAGCAACAAATTCTTAATAACTGAATTTCAAATAAGCTGTTTACAAACGGATAATCTTGCTTTATAATAAGCTTATTCACGAAAGGAGGTGCTTGCAAATGGCTAAATCAAAACAGTATCGGATTAAGGCTCTTCGAGTAGCCATGAAGATGACGCAGAAGGAATTAGCTAACAGGGCGAATATTTCATCCGCTTATCTTCATGACTTGGAGAACAACAATCGTGGAGCAAAGCCGGAAACAGTCGAGCGAATCGCAAATGCGCTTGGAGTTAGCGCATCGATGCTGGTGGAACAGGAGGCAGGATAAATGGAGCGGCTGGTGACGGTCAAGGATATGGCGCAAAGATATGGTTGCTCGTTGCCAACCGCTCGCAAGTATCTGCGCCAGATCATTCCTCACATGGAAGAACCGCTTACTGCACCGGAATGGGCCTTCCGGGAATGGGAAGAAAAGCGGACGGTGATTCCGGTCGAGGTCAGCCGGAAACGCCGGGAAGCGATCCTGACCAAGCAAAAAACGGGGCGCATCATCGTCCCAAGGAAAAGATAGGAGGGCTTATCAATGGAACGTGTACGAAGGCTGATGGAAGAACTGCTGGAAGCCGTCCGGGAAGTCTACCCGGAAATGACATTCGCAGACATCCAGTTAGATATTGACGGCTTTCGCAATATCGAAGTCATAAAGTGGAATCGGGAATACAACAAACCGGTAGATAAATGGAAACGCCGCATATTGCTGGATCAAAGCAGGAGCTATACAAATTCACCGTGGGCAGAAGACAAGAGTGGCGAACGGAATCAGTACCTGCTTGAAAAGAAAGTGCTGTTGGAGGGCTGAACGATGAGCGGATACGAAGTGGACATGGCCTGTGAAGCTGCGGCGGCTGAACAGTGGGAAGAACTCAACCAGTGCGAATCCGACAACTTCCCTGATTGGGAAGATGCGGAAAAGATGATTCAGGAAGCAATCGAGCTGCTGGATAACGCCGAAACCCTGCTGCATACGGCATCCGGGTATGTGAGTGGAAGCACGCAGGAAGACAAGATTGAGTCTCTGGCTGACGGAATCGCAAACCTGTATTTCAGCCTGAAGAACCAGAAAAAAGAAATGGAGGTGAGATGAAATGAATTGGTACTACGTTCCCGGAGCCAACAAGATCAAAGCCCATCGTTGCACGCTGGCTGAGCGGTTCCAGATGTGGAGAGCCAAAAGACGGCAAATAAAAAGCCGGTGACGGACTCAAGGTCTCACAAGTCACCGGGAGGACAAGGTTGAGGGCTAATCAACACAACATCCATGTTGATTCTATCACATGGGTAGAAAAAACACAAGGGGGAAAATTCAATGAGCGAGGTAGCAATCGAGAATGTACCGGTCAGAGAACGGTTTGATGTTGACAATGACATGAAAGCCGAATGGTGCTTGTCGAAGATTCGCCGGATCAGGGCCGACCAGAAGCGAGAAACCGAAGAGCTGGAGCGGCAGATGCGCTTCTATCAGGATCAGATGGAACTGGTAAAGGCACAGGCCGATGACGAGGTTGCCTTTTTTAAGGGAATGCTTCATGGGTATTTCGTAAGCCGGGTCGATGCCGGTTTCACGAAGCAGACAAAGACAAAAGTCAGCTACAAACTGCCGACCGGCGAGCTGGTTCTGAAGCACAGGGAACCCGAATACGATTACAAAACGGACAAAGACAAAGCAATCGCCTTCCTGAAGGAATCCGGCTTGCAGAAGTACGTCAGGGTCAAAGAGGAGGTGGCTTGGACAGACCTGAAAGCTGCTTGCAACATCACCGGGGACGGCGTAGCCCTGAAGGAAACCGGCGAGATTATTCCGGGAATCAAAGTGAATGAACGTGAAGACGAATTTGTTGTGGAGGTTAAGTGAAATGAATATGTTCAGGACATTGAGGGCAGACGAGATTGATTGCAGGATTGCCCAGATTAAAAAAACCGAAAACGGGCTTGGTCTTTCGCTCCTGCTTTATAAAGATGCTCGTTGCGATCAGAACATTCTTGATGAAACGGTAGGCCCGATGAATTGGGAACGGAAACACAGCCGGGAAAACGCCAACTGCACGGTTTCCATCTGGGATAGCGAACACCAGCGGTGGGTAAGCAAAGAGGACACCGGCACAGAAAGCAACACGGAAAAGGAAAAGGGGCTTGCTTCTGACAGCTTCAAACGTGCTTGTTTCAACTGGGGAATTGGGCGTGAACTTTACACAGCACCCTTTATCTGGATCAGCGGCAAGGATTGCAACATCAAAGAAAACAACGGAAGGCTTCAGTGCTATGACCGGTTCACGGTTCACGGTATCGGATATACAGACGGAGTAATAACCGGCCTTGAAATCAAAAATCAGAAAACCGGAAAAATTTGCTTCAGGTTTGGAAAAATCACCAATGAAGCCGTTGATAAGCCGGAAAAACCGGATGATGAACCGGAAGAAAAAGCAACGCAGAACGCCAGCAATAACGTTTCCGTAACGGTGACGAACCGTGTTCCAAGTGGCAATCCGGTTAAAGATTATCTGGCAAACGAGCTGACCTTTATGAAGCAGATGTTCGGGATTGCGGACACTACCGAGATGATGGCGAAATTCGGCGAAATGCGGAAAACCTTGGTTCAGAAGAAAATCATTGCAAACAAGAAGTCGGATGAAATGACCATGGAAGAAGCACAGAGGATGATTGAAGCCATCTATACCAACTTCAGCCCGGAAGGTGTTGCAAATGCTCGCACGGCTTAAAGACTTGATGAGGGGGCGAAATGGCGAATGGGTTGGCTCATTCGCCACCCCGTTTGATTTGTCGGAGCTGTATGACACGCTCGCTGATGTAGAGGTCAATATTGAGATCAAGAAGGTCAGCAAGCACAGAAGTCTGGATGCGAACGCTTACTGTTGGGTATTGATTGACAAGATTGCCGAAAAGACCGGGGAAAAGAAAACCAACGTTTACCGACAAGCAATCCGAGAAATTGGCGGCGTATCAGACACGGTTTGCGTGCAGGACAAGGCCGTTGAACGGCTCCGGGAAGGCTGGGAAAAGAACGGCATCGGATGGCAGACGGACACCTTCAAAAGCAAGGTAGAAGGCTGCACCAACGTGATCCTTTACTACGGTTCAAGTGTGTACGATTCCAAGCAGATGGCTCAGCTGATTGATTCGCTGATACAGGATGCGGAAGCATTGGGAATCCCAACACTGACAGAAGAACAGGCAACAAAGCTCAAGGGGAATTGGGCAAAGAAAACAGACAATGGAAAGTGAGGGCTAATACATGGCTACCAAAACAAATGAAACTATCATCACCATCAAAAGACCGCAGATTACAACGGCAAACGTAACGATTGTCGGAGAGACGCCGCTGATCGTCCATGCGTGGGGCGAAAAGGCAAAGAAAGAAATGCTGGCTTCACAGCAGAAGCAGAAGGTGGATAAAAAGGCAAAGGAAATCCGTGATCCCTTTGCGGAGTTTATGGATGCCCTGTACTGGATCACTCCGAAGCCGGAAGACAAGACACCAGAAGCCTTTGAAAAAGCGGTGATTGAAGGAGCAAAGTTCGGCTTCCCGATTACGGCAATCAAACAGGCTGCTTTATCCGCTTGCTACAGAGCCGGAATTATCCCGAATCAAATGGGTATGAAGTGTGTGTTCTACATCAATGCTCTGGAAGGACTGAATCCGGGAACCGGCTCCGAGCTGGCGGTGATTGAAACGGACGAACCGCCAGTATTTCGGGAAGACATGGTCAAGATTGGCGGCATGACCAAGGTTGCCGATTTGCGATACAGACCGGCTTTCAACAACTGGAAAATCCGGCTGAAAATCAGCTTGATCGAGGTTGGAACGTTCACAATGGAATCCATCATCAACGCCATTGACCTTGGCGGCTTTATGAACGGCATTGGTGAATGGCGTATGGAACGGGATGGAGAATTCGGAAGATTCCACATCGAGATGGAGGGCGGTAAATAATGGCGGCTTATAAATATGAGTTTTCCATCAAGGGATACCACAAAGTTGATGCCCAGATCGTTGGCGAAATGATCGAAGGTATGAATGAAAAGGGCATTGAGGTAACGCCGGAAGTTCTGCTGGATGCAAGCCGGGACGAAAGCTCCCCGACCCATTGCGAGTTTGAATGGGATGATACCGTAGCCGCTGAGAAATACCGTGTACAACAGGCAACTGATCTCATCCGGCACATCAGAATCATCCGGGAAGAAGCAAAAGAGCAGGAATACAAGGAACGGGGCTTCGTACCGATTCCCGGAGGAAAGAACGTGTATGTTCCCCTGCAAAAAGCTCTGGGCAAGGAAGAATACCGGAACTTCTTGCTGAAACAGGCAGAAAACGATATGCAGATATTCCTTGCAAAATACCGCAGAGTTGAAGAACTCACCAATATAACAAAGGCAATGCAAGAATATCTGGAAGTAAGCTGAAAAGCTGAGTCATGGATTGGCAGTCAAGGATTGGTTAGTTGCGTATTGGAAAGGCATCGAAAGGCGGTGCAAGGTCGGGCAGTCTCGGATCGGAATGCAAAGGATGGTCGGGACAAGGTTTGTCAACGTTGGGAGGGTTGCGTAATGGCAGTCATGGACAGGATCGTATAGGGTTGTCGGGGTGTTGTTAGGCCGGGTCAGGCAGTTTCGGAAAGGATGGTCTTGGTCAGGCAAGGAACGCACCGGAATGCATCGGAGTGGCAGTCATGGAGAGGTGTGGCAAGGAGAGTTGTGTGCTGGTTGTGAACGGAACGGTGTGGCAGGAAAGGAGGAGCCTGTTATGAAGAAATCAATCATGCAAACGGAAAAAAGGTGCTTTATAACAGGCTCCTACCACAACCTTGATCTGCACCATGTTTTTCATGGATGCCGAAGGAAAGCTGCTGATAAATGGGGGTGTTGGATATGGCTTAGACACGATTTGCACATGGAACTGCATGACCGAAACAAGGAGCTTGACAGGATGATTCAGAGAGCCTGTCAGGAACGGTTCGAGGAAATCTACAGCCACGAAGAATTCATGGAAGTATTCGGTAAAAGTTATCTTTGAGGAGGGCTAATCAGTGTATATCTACAACGATGAGGACAACGTGCCGATGAACGATTATCCGTGGGATTCGCTGCCATTCAGTGAGCTTTATAACCTTGAGGAACAGGAGGAAGAAGACGATGACACAATGCCAGCGGATTCTAAAGCACATTGATGATAAAGGCTCCATAACCACGATGGAAGCCTTTGAGATGGGCATCACCCGGCTTGCATCAAGGGTTCACGATCTCCGAAAGATGGGGATCAACATTCAATCCGAAACAGTGCGTGCCATCAACCGCTACGGCGAATGGGTACATTTCGCACGCTACAAAAGGGCGGTGTGACCGATGAAAGAGTGGTTCAAGGCTCGGAATGTGTGGGGTGCGGCGATACAGACCCTTTCCGATGCTGAAGCAGGGCGGTTGATGAAAGCGTTATGGGCATACACCATGACTGGTGAAGAACCGAACCTCTCCGGAGCAGAAAAGGGAATTATGGCTTTAATCATGCTGACGCTGAGCCAAGACGAAGAACAGACAGCGGAAGTATCCCGGAAACGTGCCATAGCTGGTGCTATTGGCGGTAGGCAAAGGGTATCAAACGTTGTTGAAGCTTTGAAAAGCCAAGCAAATCAAGCAAATGCTTCCGATGCTTCACTCGATCAAGCAAATCAAGCAAATGCTTCTAATAAGAATAAGAATAAGAGTAAGAATAAGAATACAGAATCAGAAACAGAAACAGAAGAATTGTTTGAGCGATTTTGGTCGGCTTATCCTCGCAAGGTTGGAAAACCGGATGCAAAGAAAAAGTTTCAAGCTTTGAAGCCGGATGACGCTCTGGTTGAAAAGATGATTGCATCAATCAACAGCTGGAAGCCCACGGATCAGTGGCAAGACGAACGATTCATACCGCACCCTGCTACATGGCTGCATCAACGCCGCTGGGAGGATGAACCGCCGAAATCCAGCAAGTCTTATAAACCGGGAACGGCGCAGGGATACCAACAGCGCAGTTATGCCGATATGGAAGACGATGCGATGGAAAGGATGTTCGATTGATGATGAGGGCAATCATAGCAACGATCCTGATTGTGATGCTGGTAACCGGAGCGGCGGCAGAAACGGAGCTTTGGGTTTTGTGCCAGCCTGACAGCTACGTCAATATCCGATTTGCTCCGAAGACCAACAGCGAAAAGACCGGATATTTGATGCTGGGGGACAAGGTTCTGACGGATGGCAAGCGCAAGAACGGGTTCACACACATTCTGGGCTACACGGAAGCCGGGGAAGGCTGGGTACATACCGGCTTCCTGATTGAGGATGAACCGGTGATCAGGACACAGGCGGCAACGATCAACAGCAAGGGTCGGGTTGCCTGTAGACGATCCGTCAACGGAACACGCCGCCATTGGCTCAAAAACGGCGATTCTGTGCGAGTTTACGCAAGGGGGTGGGAATGGTGCATAACGGACAAAGGCTTCGTAAAAACGGCCTTTCTGTGGCTGGAATGAAGTACAAAAACGTGAAGACGGAAGTTGACGGCATCACGTTCGACTCCAAGAAGGAAGCAACCCGGTACATTGAGCTGAAATACATGGAACGGGCAGGGCTGATCAAAGACCTGAAGCGGCAAGTAAGGTTCTGCCTTGTGCCGACAATTGAAGGAGAAGGCAAAAAGGTGCGGCAACGGGCTGCGTACTACGTGGCTGACTTTGAATACTGGGAAAAGCACACCGATTGCTGGAAGCGAGTTGTGGAAGATGTGAAATCAGAAGCCACTATGACAGATGTGTACCGCTTGAAAAAGAAGCTGATGCTGTGGCGGTATGGCATAGAAATTAAGGAGGTATGAACATGAATCGACTGACCATTATCGGAAATTTGACTGGTGATCCTGAACTGAGAACAACTCCTGCCGGAAAAAGCGTGTGCAATTTTACCGTTGCCGTGAACCGGCAGCGCAAGATTGAAGGCCAACCGGATGCCGACTTCTTCCGGGTTAGCACATGGGACGCTATGGCTGAGAACTGCTCCAAGTATCTTGCAAAAGGTCGGAAGGTTGCCGTGATCGGGCCAGTGAGCGTGAGGACATACGAAACACAGAACGGAAAGCACGGGGCATCGCTGGAAGTGACCGCAAGAGAAGTTGAATTCCTTTCTTCCCGGAACGAGCAGCAGGAAAGCAAACCGGCAGAGCAGCCGAAGGTTGACCAGCAGACCGGGATGCCGGAAGTAGACGCTGACGATCTTCCGTTCTGACGGGGGGCACAACAATGAAAAGCCCGTGCAAAGACTGTGACCGCAGAACGATTTCCTGCCACGGAAGATGCGAAAAATATCAGGAATTTCGGGAGTGGCGAGATAAAGTCAACTATGAAAGATGGGTCAAGAACCAGAAGGGCAATCGTGAAGCACAGCCATTCTGGAGAAAAACCTTTCGGAAGAACCAGCTCCGGCAATCCAGCCGGATGATAGATGATTGAGGGCTGATGATGGATATCATGGAGAAGACAACGCTTGTTGTAGAAAAAGACGGCGAATATCTGACGGGAATGAGTATGTTTCTTCGATGGAGTCTTAGCCCATATGATGCGTGGATGACAAGGAATATTGAACATGCAAGGATGGTGGCTGATAAGGTAGGCGGTCGGATTATGTTGTTCAATCCGATCGTCTGCCAGATCAGGCCTTTCGGGCAAGCGTGAAGGAGATAATTCCAAATGAATAAAAAAGACGGTTGCTGGAACTGCAAAGAATTTGACGGGACTTTCTGCCGGAGACTTTGGAACAACCTTGATGAGTGCTACAAGGAAACCGAACGTGATTTCCGGGAGCCGGAAGACTGGTGTGATGAGTGGGATAAAGACGAAACCGTGACAGAAGAGTGAATTGTGGCAAAAGGAGCGTGGCAAAAATGGAGCGGTATAAAGTTCCGATACAGTCACTGATTGACCATATCAAGACAGCACAAGATGTTGATCCGTGGGCAAAAGAAATGGCTGAAGATCTGCTGATTCGGCAGGAGACTACGCCAGAGATCGAAGGTGGCGGCACTTCATGGTGGTTTGTTTGTAGGGATTGCAGAGGGTCGATTAGCCCGTATGACATATACTGCAAACACTGCGGAAGGTTGGTGAAACGGAATGTCTGACAGGGAGAAGGTCATGACATGGCTTGAAATATGCGGCAAGAACAGGGATTGTTCCGCAACATGCCCGTATGGAGATGGGTCGTGTGAATTTGAATACAGCAATTGCATAGAAGACTTAATGGCAGACGCTTTAGCCCTGCTGAAAGAGCAGGAAGAACAGAAACGGAAGTGGCTTCAAGCAATCGCAGACAATCAGTTAGCTGTTTCGCCTACAGGGTATGAAACAGAAGAAGGATTAGCAAGAAAAACAGGGGAATGGAACGGCTTGCAAATGGCGTGGGATATTCTGATGGAAGGCCGGTGAAATGGCATGAGTGAGAGCAGACCGGAAAAGCGAAAAGTCGAGATGATTGAGTCATACTGGACAGGCGGCGAGTACGGAAGCGATTATGTTTGGAATGATAACCACGGGGAGCTGATCAGATGCCGGGATTGCAAGGAGCGCTATTACGCATCGAACAGGGTGCAAAGTGAACGGTCATATGTTTGCGGAAAACATGGAATGGATGTTATGCCGGATTGGTTTTGTGCTGACGGGAAAAGATGAAAGGAAAAGCAATGAAGATTGAAGCAATCGAGTATTCAGGAATTCCAACTTCAATGCGAGCAATGCGAAACCCGATGGATAGCTGGGCAAAAGGTGATTCAACATGGTTCAACATTGGTTCGGCTGATAAGGATTTATCTATCAAGCTACAGGTAGCCGGAGAAGAACACGCCAAACACCTGCGAATGGTCATGATTTCCGCAGATATCACTGCTCCCAGATACTGGTGGACAGAATTCGATACATACCGTTTCGGCGTGGAAAAGGTGTCCTGTAGCACCATGCACAAGCTGATGAGCAAACCGCTGAAGATGGAGGACTTTGAATCCTGCAATAACGGCTGCTTCAGTGAACAGATGATTCACACGGTTGATTATCTGAATGAGCTGATAAAGGCTTATAACACGGAAAAAGACCAACAGGCGAAACGTGCTTTCTGGGAGTATGCCGTTCAGATCTTGCCGCAATCCTACCTTCAGAAGCGGACGGTGCAGATGAGTTATGCGGCATTACGGAGGATGTACCGCCAGCGTAAAGGCCACAAACTTCGGGAATGGCAGGTCTTCCGGGAATGGGTGGAAGGATTGCCAAACAGTTGGATGATTACGGAATAAGCGAACCTGTGCCGCCGTAGACGGGGCAGTGCCAAAGGCTGGGTTGAAAGGATGAGATGCACTTCTGTTACCAGCCGGAGGGGCGTGCCGCTGCCGATCGGTGCAATTCCGATCCGGCACAATTTATAAAAAAAGGGGGAAACAACATGACACTGAACGAGTATCAGCAACTGGCGCAGAGGACAAGCAGACATGATTTGCCACAGGAATCCCACATCACGAACGGTGTTCTGGGTCTGACAGGAGAAGCCGGGGAATGTGCCGACCTGCTCAAGAAGCACTTTTATCAGGACGGCAGACCGTTCCGGCTGGATCTGATTGAAGAAATCGGGGACGTGCTGTGGTATGTAGCAGAAACTGCCGCAGGGCTGGGCGTGAGCCTTGAAGCGATAGCTGAAACCAACATCAACAAGCTGAAAAAACGCTACCCGGAAGGTTTTGATGCCGAAAAAAGCCTACATCGGCCTGAACACCTGTAGAAATCAGCTTTTTGCATAAAAAACGTTTCGATACATTAACAGAGGAGGTTAAAATGAATGCGAGAGCGTTGATTATCAAGGCCGATGAAATAGCGAGGGATCAGGGATTGAATCAGAAGCAATGGAGCAAGAAATCAGGCCATGCCGCCAACGGACAAACGGTAAGCCGGATTCTGAGTAAAGGAGATTGCCGGGTAAGTACGTTCCTGCATCTGCTGGATGCCATAAATTGCAAACTGATAATCGAGGAGGAAGAATCGTGTGAGTGATCTGAATATTAAATATATGTCCCCGGATGAACTGACACCTTATGCAGGAAACGCCAAACTGCACCCACCGGCACAGGTGGATCACATTGCAAACAGTATTAAAGCGTTTGGCTGGAAACAGCCGATTGTTGTCGATAAAGACGGCGTTGTCATCATAGGCCACGGTAGGCTCATGGCTGCGAAACAACTGATGCTCGACAAGGTTCCGGTTGTTTATGCAGACGATTTAACGCCGGAGCAAGCGGATGCCCTTCGGCTTGCGGACAACAAAACGAACGAGTCGGAGTGGGATTTCGGCAAACTGGAAGAAGAGCTGGCTCAGCTTGCGATTGACGGTTTTGACATGAGTGAGTTCGGCTTTGAGGTTGGAGAGGACTTTGAAGATCACAACAAACCGATAGTAGAGGATGAAGCCCCGGAGGTGCAGGAAGAAGCTGTATCAAAGCTGGGACAAATCTACAAGCTCGGTCGGCATCGGCTGATGTGTGGTGACAGCACAGATCAGGAAGCAGTGGAAAAACTGCTTGGAGGGGTTCTGGCAGATATCTTGGTAACTGATCCCCCGTACAATGTCGATTATGAGGGTGCAACAATCGACAAATTGAAAATCGAAAATGACAACATGGAAGATTCCGAGTTTCATCAGTTCCTCGTCTCAGCCTTTAAAACGGCTGATGCGGTGATGAAGCCGGGAGCGGCATTCTATATCTGGCACGCAGACTCCGAAGGGTACAACTTCAGGAGTGCCTGTAAGAAAATCGGATGGAATGTTCGTCAATGCCTGATCTGGAACAAGAACTCCCTTGTGATGGGGCGGCAGGATTATCAGTGGAAACACGAACCGTGCCTGTACGGATGGAAGGACGGAGCATCTCACTCATGGTACAGCGATAGAAAGCAGACAACCGTGATTGACTTTGAAAGGCCGAACAGGAACGATATTCATCCAACGATGAAACCGGTTGGTCTGTTTGACTACCTGATCAAGAACAGCTCAAAGGTTGGCGATGTGGTTCTCGACCTTTTCGGAGGATCTGGAACCAGCATCATGGCCTGTGAACAGGATGGACGGAAATGTTGCACGATGGAGCTTGATCCACGGTACGTTGATGCAATCATCAAACGCTGGGAGAACTTCACAGGGGAAAAGGCGGTGCTTCTGAATGACCCGGAGTGATCTGGTGGACAAGATCAGGGCGGCAAGGCAGGAACTGCTGAAAGCTGGTGCGATCCATCGCCGGGATCTGAACAAGCACATCAAACGGATGGAACGGGAACTCCGGGATTATGACAGATATCAAGCAGAATCAGTGAGGGGGTGATAACCATTGGCTGCAAAGGAAAGTTTACAGAGTGGCTTACGGATGACGGTCTGCTCCGCATTGAAGGTTGGGCAAGGGACGGTCTGATTGATCAGCAGATCGCCCATAACATGGGGATCGCTTACTCAACCTTCCGAGATTGGGTTGACAAGTTTCCGGCACTTTCGGCTTCCCTTAAAAAAGGCAAGGCTCCTGTCGATCTTGAGGTTGAAAACGCCCTGCTCAATTCGGCGAAAGGATACACAACAAAGGTTAAAAAGCCGATAAAGGTGAAGACGAAAAAACAACTCGCCGGAAAAGGAACCATCGAAGAGGAACACATAGAATTTGTTGATGAAGAGGTTTATATCCCACCGAATACAGCGGCACAGATATTCTGGCTGAAGAATAGAAGGCCGGATAAATGGCGTGAAAAGCAGGATGTATCAGTGAACACGGAACCCGTGAGGATTGTTGTCGATGTCTGAAGTGAAGTTGTCGGAAGTGTTGGGGAAGGCTTTCTACCCACTTGCCCGTGATGTGTTTCAGCACGGGCATACCCACTACGACCTTTCTGGGGGCCGTGGTTCGCTGAAATCCAGTTGCATCTCCCTGCTTGTGCCGCCGCTGATGATACAGAACCCAAATTATCACGCCTGTGTATTTCGGAAGGTTGGCAACACGATCCGGGACAGCGTTTTCCAGCAGTACATCTGGGCGATAGACAAGCTGGGCATGGCTGAGTTCTGGGAAAGCCACACATCCCCACCCGAATTGATATACAAGCCAACGGGGCAGCGCATCCTTTTCCGTGGAGCGGATGACCCGATGAAGCTGAAGTCCATCAAGGTTCCGTTTGGCTATATTGCCATAACGCACTTTGAAGAAAAGGATCAGTTTTCAGGCCGGAAGGAAATCAGAGCGATCCTTCAAAGCACAATGCGTGGTGGGGAAACCTTTTGGAACTTTGAAAGCTATAACCCACCGATCACCCGTGACAACTGGGCAAACCTCGACAGCTTGGAGGTTCGGTCGGACAGGCTGTGCCACAAGTCCACATACTTGCAAGCACCCCCAGAATGGCTGGGGGAGCAATTCCTTGCAGAAGCAGAGTATGTCAAGGAAACAAACGAGCGTGAATACCGGCACGAATACCTTGGTGAAGCTGTAGGCAGCGGTGGCGAGGTGTTTGAGAATATTGAAATCAGGGAGATTACAGATGAGGAAATAAGCCATTTTGACCACATCTACAACGGCGTTGACTGGGGCTGGTATCCAGACCCGTGGGCATTTGTCAGATGCCACTACGATTCGGCACGGCGAACCATCTACATTTTCGATGAAGCCAGTGCAAATAAAATGTACAACGAAGCTACAGCGGAACTGATCAAGTCGAAGGGACTCACAAGTCAGGACTTGATCACCGCTGACAGCGCAGAGCAGAAGAGCGTTGCCGACTACAACAAGTACGGCTTGCGATGCGTTGGAGCCATCAAAGGGCCGGGAAGCGTAGAAGCCGGGACAAAGTGGTTGCAGAGCAGGACGAAAATCGTCATTGACCCTGTGAGGTGCAAAACATCTGCAAGAGAATTCACCACTTACGAATATGAACGCTCAAAGGACGGGGAAATCATCAGCGGATACCCGGACAAGAACAACCACAGGATCGATGCGGTAAGGTACGCATTGGAAAGAGTGTGGCGTGTACCGGGTGAAGCTGTTTACAAAAAATACATTTCAGCATTCGGCTAACAGAAAGGTGGGAACACGATGAAAACATTTCAGGATTTTGAAACAGCGAAGCAGGAAAACAGGCTGATTGACTTCATGGCACAGGCGATCAACGAGTACCGGGCATCCGATGAGTACAAGACAGCTGTCGATGCGGACGAATACGAAGCGGAGCGCAATGTTACCATTAACCGGTGGATCAAGTATATTTACAACTTTGCCGGTCAGAAAGTACCCGATTTCACGGCGGCAAACCACAAGCTGGCAAGCAACTTCTTCCATCGCCTGACAACGCAGAGAGCGGCTTATTCACTCGGAAACGGCATTTCGTTCTCCGAAGACGAAAGCATCAAGGAAAAGCTGGGGAATGATTTTGACACGGTGCTGTACAAGGCCGCTCACAACGCTCTGTGCCAAAAGGTGTCCTATCTGTTCTGGAACCTTGATCATGCAGTATGGTTCAAAATGACTGAATTCCTGCCGTTGTTTGACGAACATGACGGGAGCCTGAAAGCCGGTTTCCGGTTTTGGTCTTTGGACTGGAACAAGAAGCCTGTGATTGTTGTGATGTACGAGCAGAACGGCTACACGAAATACCAGACCAAAGAAGGCAGCAGCGGTCTTGACCTTGTGATGATCGAAGACAAAAAGGGATACAAACAGCAGGTTGCCCACAACGAAGTCGATCCTGACGAGGTAGTCGGCTACAGCAATTATAGCTATCTCCCGATTGTGCCGCTGTACGGAAACAAGCACCATCAGAGCGATCTTATTGGCATGAGGGGCAAGATTGACGCTTATGACCTGATCAACAGCGGATTCGCAAACGATCTGCAAGAGTGTGCCGAAATCTACTGGCTCATCGGAAACGCAATGGGCGAAACGGATGAAACGCTGGCGAAGTTCCGGGATCGGATCAAGCTGAACCACATTGCCGTTGCTGATACCATGAACAGCAGCGTGACACCGTACACACAGGACATTCCAGTTACGGCAAAAGAAACCATGCTGAACCGGCTTCACGATCAGCTCTATTCCGATTACGGTGCGCTGGATGTGCATACCATTTCAGCCGGGACAACGAACGATCATATTGATGCCGCATACCAGCCGATGGACGAGGAAGCTGATGATTTTGAATACCAGATTATCGAGTGCGTCCGTGGGATTTTGGCATTGATTGGCGAAGACGATGTGCCAGTGTTCAACAGGAACCGGATCAGCAACCAGAAGGAACGCACAGAAATGGTGCTTCTGGGAGCAAATTACATGGATGATGAAACGATTCTGAGGAAACTCCCGTTTATCACGCCGGACGAGGTAGAAACCATCCTGAAGCGCAAGGCAACGACAGATTTTGAAACGGTCAACAGAACCAGTGAAAATGAACCGGGTGAGGAAGAGTGATGACGCATGGCTGATTATGGAGCGAACGTTGCGGACAAGACTATTGCCACCGTTGAACGGAAACTCAGGGTAACATACCGAACTGCACAGAAAGAGCTGAAGGCAAAGCTGAACGATTTTGTGCGGAAATCAGCCGAAAGGGACAGAAGGAAGCGGAAACTGCTCGATGAAGGTAAGATCAGCAAGCAGGATTATGCCAACTGGAAAGCCGGACAGATATTCCAGCAAAAGCAATGGGAAGCAAAGGTCAAAGAGGTTGCCGCTGTAATGACGCACAGCAACGAACAGGCTGCAAGGATCATCAATGAAAGCCGGTTGAATGTATTTTCCGAAAACTATAATTTTTCTGCATTTGTCGGAGAACAGCAGGTTGGTATCAGTTTCGATGTGTACAACACACAGGCGGTTGCCCGGATGATAAAGGACGATCCGCAGGTTCTGCCGGAATGGAAGATTGACGAGCAGAAGGATTATGAATGGAATTACAAAAAGATCAACAACATAGTCCAGCAAGGCATTATTCAGGGTGAAGGAATTCCAGAAATAGCTGACAGGTTGTGCCGTGATCTGTCAACGCAGAATGAGAACAAGATGCGGATGTTCGCTCGTACAGCCATCACCGGTGCGCAGAACGCCGGAAGGCAACAGCAGATGGAAGATGCCGCCGGAATGGGCATTAAGGTCGAAAAACAGTGGATAGCAACGCTGGATTCCCGTACCCGTGACTGGCACAGGGACAGGGACGGAGAAACCGTGCCGTACAACGAAGAGTTTTCAGGCGGTCTTGAGTATCCGGGCGATCCTGCTGGAGAACCTGCTGATGTATTCAACTGCCGTTGTACAATGATCTCCGTGTATCCTGACCACGCCGCCCACCATGAAAGAGGAGCCAGAAGGGCATATGCCGAATATGAAGACGCAACCGGATACCATCGTAGGGGGTATGCCACAACGAATCCGAATGTGTTTGAAAGGTGGAGTGATAAGGCGTACAGGCGATGGCTTGATAAAAAGCAAGAACAAATAGATCTGGGAGAAGTAAAAGCCTTTGGATTCACAAAGTTTACAAATGTTGATTTTGATAATCAATATAAAGCAATCGAAACACCAGAGAATGTAACGGAAATTATAGATTCAGCTTCAGAAACAATAACAAAAGACTTCCCCAAAATCGAGAATTATATTAGAAATATTGGATATGGCAATACCGGTGACGCAGAGAATCCTGCACGTTGTGAACGTTATATCCCAAAACAACCACCATATAATGTCGGTATGGTGATATCAATAAACAAAGAGCTGTGGAAAACAAATGAATCGATAACAGCGTATCTTAAGCGAATGGTTACCAGCAATTATCACATAAAATCAAACAATCCAGCTTCAATCATTATGCACGAATATGGACACGGAATACATTTTGCTTGCGCTTTAAAAAGAGTTGGTTATAATGGGTTTGGGGCATTGACGCAGCTCCAGAAAGAGCAGCAGGGAGTACAATTTGAGTTAATTGCTGCGGATATTAAAGAAATTATTAAAAACACGAAAGACGGGCTAACTAATGATAGCGCACTGGAAAACGTATATGAATACATCGGAGAAGCATTCGCAGATTATTACTACGGTGAAAAACATGAAGTATCCAAAAGAATTGTCAAATACTTTATGCAGGAGGGATTTTAATGTCACTCGGTGGGGTTAAAGAACTGAGATTTGCATATGGGTATTATAGAATAGGCTGGGAGAAGCCGGGGCTTGTTACGTTCAAGGAAGGAACACCACAAGACATACAGGAGAGGTTCTGGGAGGTTTGGCCTTCATTTCGTGAAAAAGTTTTGAACAGGCAAAGAGAAGGATATATGGATTCTTACTACCCATATCTCCCGGAAGATGATCCAGAGGAAAACAAAATGCATTACATTGGCAAGAAAAAATAGAAAAGGAAGGAGTGCGGCATGAGCGTAATATTTACCAGCCACAGGGCAGAGGTTGAATCCCATGTAAAGCAAGCTGTAGCCCGTGCGCTTGAGATCATCGGCGGCACGGCTGAAGGGTACGCAAAGCAGCTTTGCCCGGTCGATACTGGAAACCTGCGGAACAGCATCACGCACCAGATGATCAGCGAAGACACGGTGGCAGTCGGGACAAACGTACATTATGCCCCGTTCGTGGAGCTTGGAACCCGGAAGATGACATCACAGCCGTATCTCAGACCAGCGGTCGAAGGACACTTGGCTGAATATGAAGCCATCGCAAAGCAGGAGCTGAACAGGTAACCGAATACAATAAGTCAACGATTGAAAGGAAGCACAACTTGCTTCCTTTTTGTTTTCAGCTTTATGCGAATTATTTTATTTAATTCAATCTGTCCGTTTGTTACACTTAAAACAGAGCAAAGTACCGCTCAAATAAACTCCGTAGGGCGAAGCACAGCCCCGAAGAAATGGGAGGAAAATCAAATGGCGTTTACACGGTCTTTTCTGAGTGCCACGGGCTTGACCGAAGAACAGGTCAAAGCTGTGATGGAAGAACACGTTTCGGTTACGGATGCCCTGAAGGCAGACCGGGACAAGTACAAGACAGAAGCGGACAAGCTGCCGGGAGTCCAGAAGGAATTGGATGCCCTGAAAGGCGGCGATAACTGGAAACAGAAGTACGAAGACGAACACAAGGCGTTTGAAGACTTCAAAACAAAAACGGCACAGGATGCCGAAGCTGCCAAAGTACGAGCGGCTTACCGCAAACTGCTGATCGAAGAAAAGATCGGTGAAAAGTGGCTTGACCGGGTGATGGAAAGCACCGATTTCTCCGGCATGAAGCTGGACAAGGAAGGCAATCTGGCTGATCCCGACAAGCTGAAGGATGCTCTGGATAAGAAGTGGGGCGATGTCAAAACCACGGTGTCCACCAAAGGAGCCACGGTTGACAACCCACCGAAGACAGGCAATCCGGCTATCACAAAAGAGCAGATCCTTGCAATCAAGGATTCCTCTGAACGGCAAAAGGCTATTGCCGAAAACTTGAACTTGTTTGGAAAGGGGTAATAATATGCCAGCTACCTATGTTGAAACGCTCACGAATCCTCGTGACAGTCTGCCGAACGTTTACACAAACGTAACGGCTCGTGAAATCGACTTTGTAACCCGGTTCGGTCAGAACTGGGATGCCCTGCGTGCGATTCTGGGCATTGTTCGTCCGATCCGCAAGGCTCCCGGCTCCCGACTGATCTCCTATACCGCTGATGTGACTCTGGAAAGCGGTGCGGTTGATCCCGGCGAAGTGATCCCGTACTCCAAGACAACGATTGTTCAGAGTGCCATGAGCGACCTGACCATCGAGAAGTACGCCAAGGCCGTGCCGATTGAGGATGTTTCCACATACGGTGCGGAAATCGCCGTACAGAAGTCCGATGATGCGTTCCTGACCAAGCTCCAGAACGTGGTTCTCGGCAAGTTCTACACTTTCCTCAACACCGGCTCTCTGACCGGCACTGCCGCCACATGGCAAGCTGCTCTGGCGAAAGCGCAGGGTGAAGTGCTGAACAAGTGGGCTACCATGCAGAAGGAGGTCACTCAGATTGTTGGGTTTGCCAACATTCTGGATGCCTATGACTACCTCGGAGCGGCGAATATTACCATCCAGACGCAGTTCGGCATCAACTATGTCAAGGATTTCATGGGTTATTCTACCCTGTTCCTGCTCCCGGCTGCGCAGATCGCCCGGAATACGGTCATCGCTACGCCCGTGGAGAACATTGACCTGTACTACATCGATCCCAGCGATAGTGAGTTTGCTCGGCTGGGTCTGAACTACACCGTGCAGGGCGAAACAAACCTGATTGGGTTCCATGTAGAGGGCAACTACAACACCGCTGTTGGTGCTTCCTTCGCTCTGATGGGCATGGCTCTTTGGGCTGAATACCTTAACGGCATCGCCAAAATTACTGTAAACTCGGACTGACTCCGCTGACGGTTAGCCCGAAATCGTCAGGTGAGTATTGGGGAACAGCCGTAAGCGACATTCAGAACGATCTGGCTGTTTCTGAGGGCAAATTTACCGGAACGCTGAAATACTACGATGATGAAACCAAGGCTCTGGTTCATGATTGGGGCGAAGGGTACTTCATGGCGGTAGGTTTCGATGATTTCGCCGATGGATTGACCTACGAAAATGTAAAAGTAGGGCTTTACAATTCCGCTGGTTCCGGGCTTGTAACACTGGACAGCGACAAGGATGCGGTTGTCCATATTACCGATCCGATCAATCAGAAACTGATGGCTGTCCAGACCGATCCAGAAACTGGTGGAAGCTACACCCAGTATTGGGATCTGAGCGAAATCACATATGCACCCAAGGAGGGCTGATAAATGAGCGTAATCGTATCATCTGAGCGTGTTGAAACCAAACCTAATGGAAAACCCGTACAGAAGGACGAAACGCCCAAAAAGCCCCGGAAAACCGCAACAAAAACCAAGTAAAAAGGGGGGAGATCATGCTTCAGCAAGTTTGTGCGTTCATCCACAATTATTTCATTAAGGCTGTTCATGTTGGAAGCTATGAAATAACTGATGGCATGATCTCCCTGCCTTTCGTCAAGGAAGGTCAGCGGTTCTGGATTGTCAGCAGCGATTTGAATGATGGCGTATACACCTATCACTCGGACGGGATCAAGAATGACGATGACACCGTAGCGGTGGGACTCCAAGACGAAACGTTCGCAGGAACGATATGCGCTCTGGCTGTTCCTCCTGCGGTCATTGCGCTGTCAGGAGAGATCAAGGCGTGGGTGGAAAAATACGGTGATATCGTCAACAACCCGTACCAAAGCGAAAACGTGATTGGGGTATACAGCTACACCAAAGCGCAGAGCGGAAACGGCAATGATTCGGCTCCGGTATCGTGGCAACAGGTGTTTGCTTCCCGGTTGAATGAATGGAGGAAGATAGCACCATGACCTTGCTTGACAACATGATGGATCAGTGCCGAATCATGAACCACATTCGTGAAGATGATCCATACGGCGGTCAAACGGAACGCTGGACGGAAGGATCAACCTTCTTTGCAACGATCATCAAGGACAGCACCACGGAAGCCACCATTGCCGAACGGCAGGGCGTGAAGGAAATCTTCAAGATTGTTGTCAAGAAAGGTTTCCGGCTTGACTACCATGATGTGTTCAAACGGCTTTCTGACGATCAGCTTTTCCGGGTAACTGGAAACGTAAAGGATTCAGAAGCACCGGAAGCAAGCACCATCAAAATCGGTAAGGTAACGGCTGAAAAGGTTGATTTCGGAGATCTGAGCGATGATTAACACTGCCGCAACCCTGAAGACCTTTTTCTCCGGTTTCGGGCTTCCAGCCTATGCGGAGAACAATGTGCCGGATGACCTGCAACTGCCATACATCACTTATCCGCTGATTGAGCCGGAATGGGATGAACAGGCAAGCTATTATTGTCAGGTCTGGTACAGGAAAAAGCAGCTTGCCGCCCTGCTTTCCAAAGCTGACCAAATCGTGGCTGCTATTGGTGAGGGGATCGTGTTTGAGCAGGACGGTGGTTATGTTGCCCTGTACACATCGACACCGCTTCAGCAAATGCTGACCGATGATGATTCACAACGGGTTTACATCAATTTGATTATCAAGGCATATCACATTCCGGGTATGTAAACCCGGAGGAAGGAGCAAACAAATGGGCGCACCGGGACTTACTTCACCGATTCGCAATGACGCTTTCAAAAACCTTCAGCTCAACGCCGGTATCTTTCTGGTTGATTTCGATCATTCGGCGATTTCTGACGCTGCCGCCCTGAAGACTGCGGTTGCCGCCGCTGTAACGGCTGGCACGAACATTCTGGGCGTTACCCGTGGAGGTGGAACCTTCACGGTGACCCGTGAAACCAGAACGCCGGAAATGGACGGTATGCGGTATCCGTTCAAAGGCTCGGATTTCGTGGATTCTGCTGATGCGTACATGAGCGGAACCCTGCTGGAAGTCACGCCGGACAACTTCAAGCGGCTGCTTGGCTCCGGCGATGTTGACACCAGCGGAGAAAAGACCACTGTGACCATGCGGACGGCGATTGATCCTGACACGGATTATCTGGACAGTCTGTGCTGGGTCGGCGATATCTCGGACGGTCGGCTGGTTCTGATCGAGCTGGACAATGCTTTCAACACCAGCGACTTTTCGCTGACCTTCACCGATAAGGGCGAAGGAACCATGACATTCGAGTTCCACGCACGGCAGTCTGACGTGATGGATTATGACAATGCTCCGTTCCGGGTTATCTTCTTTGATAAGACCGGAGAAATTGGCAGCATCACCGTCACCAGTGCCGCCGGAACCAATGTCGGCGAGACGGCTTTGACCACGACCAACACTCTTGGCTCCGGTCAGAAGTACGTGTACAAGATCGGCTCCACCAGCTCCGCTCCGTCGGCGATCTATCATGATGCGCCGGACTACACTTGGACGGAGTGGGATGGCACGTCCGCTCTGAATGTCGGAACCGCTGCGAACAGCAAGAAAGCGACTGTTGCGGTCATTGACACGCTTGGACGCTTTGTCAAGAGCGGCGTTGTGACCCTTGCGGTGAAGACCGCCTAACATGATTCCATAACGGGGTGAGGGAACTTTCCCCACCCCGTTCAACTTTTGTGAGGAGGACAAAAGTATGAAAATTTCTGAAATGACGAACGATCAGGCAACGGAAGCGATGGTGCGTATCTCCGCTGCTTTTGGTTTTCTTTGTGAGGATGAGGAAATGGTCGGCATGATTGATGAGCTTCAGAAGCTCGGAAGCACGCCGATTGTACAGGCGATCCCGAAAGTTCTGCCGAAGTTTGCGTCTCTGGCTTTCCGCAAGCACAAGAACAGCCTGTATGAAATCATCGGTGCGCTGTGCATGAAGTCGGCAAAAGAGGTCGGCAAGATGAATTTCAAACAGACGATTGAGCTTGTGAAAGAAAGCTATGACGATATCCTGCGTGATTTTTTTACTTCACCCGTTCTCTCAGCAAAGAAGAGCGAAGAAGAGCTTGCCTGATAATCCAGCGAAACGGATGGTATGGGCTGACACCGCTTACTTATGCTTTGCTGGAAGCACGGCAGGAACAAAAGTGGCGTGATTACACAGCAACAACGTTATGGATGATCGGCAAGATGCTGGGGAGGGATTCATGGAAGCTTGTCCCGTACATGGAATTTGCATATCCGCAGGTTGTTGCTGATAACAGGACTCCGGCAGAAATCAAGAGGGATATAGTGAGGAGGTTGACCGAATGATGACAGCATTTGAGCTTGCAGCAAAGCTCAAACTTGATTCAGCCGAATTTTCATCCGCTCTTGGAAAGCAGGAGTCCGCTTTTCAAAAGTTCGGAGACAAGATCAGCAAAACAACGGGGCTGATTCAAAAAGTTCTGGGGGCTTCGGCGGTTGCCGGAGCCGTCATGTTTACAAAGCAATCTATCAGCGCAGGGATGGAGTTTGACGCAGCCATGTCGCAGGTTGCGGCAACGCTGGGCAAGACTTCCGCTGAAATGGGCGAGCTGTCCGCTTTTGCCCGGAAGATGGGTGCGGAAACGGCTTTTTCTGCAACCGAAGCGGCACAGGCTCTGAATTATATGGCTCTGGCTGGATATGACAGCGAGAAGAGCATGAAAATGCTTCCGTCTGTGCTGAACCTTGCCGCTGCCGGAAACTTTGATCTTGCCCGTGCATCCGATATGGTTACGGATGCTCAATCGGCTCTGGGACTGAGTATGGAGCAGACCGAGAAGCTGGTTGACCAGATGGCGAAAACGGCATCCATGACCAACACCAGCGTTGAACAGCTCGGAGACGGTATTCTGACCGTTGGCGGTACTGCAAAGATGCTCCGTGGCGGTACGCATGAACTGAACTCCCTTCTTGGTGTTCTGGCTGACAATGGTATCAAGGGAGCTGAAGGCGGCACAGCCCTGCGGAACGTTCTGCTTTCCCTGTCTGCGCCCACAGACAAGGCATCCAAACTGATGAAGAAGATGGGCATTGAAGTCTTTGATTCAAGCGGCAAAATGAAAACTATGCCGACAATCCTAAAAGACATCAATGCCGTAACGAAGGACATGACACAGAAGGAGCGCACAAGCTTCTTCAACGAGATTTTCAACAAGCGTGACCTGAAGGCGGTTGAAGCTCTGTTGGGAACGGATGCAAACCGTTGGGCTGATCTTTGGAAGAATATCAAGGGTGCTGAAGGTTCCGCTGCCCAGATGGCACGGACTCAGTTGGACAACCTCAAGGGCGATGTGACAATCATGAAATCGGCCTTGTCCGAAGCCATGATCTCGCTTTCCGGGAAGTTTACGCCAGCCCTGCGGACTCTGACGCAGTTCGGAACAAAGGCTGTACAGGGCATTACAAACGCTTTCAACAAGAACGGTCTGAAGGGTGCGGTTCATGAAGCCGGTCTGCAATTTCAGGGCTTCGGACAGATGCTTTCCCGTGACACCAATCCGAAGATAGCAAAGCTCGGCAAAGTTATCACCACAATTTCAAAGGATTTCAGACGGGCAAAGGTTGAGGTGAAGGACTTCCCGTCCGCTCTGTCTTACATGGGAAAGATCATCACCCGTGAAGTCGGAAACCTGAAGCAATTCGCCAAACAGGGAAAAATAAAGATCGCTGATTTTCTGGGCATTGATAACGCCGCAGATGCGTCTTGGTATGACATCGGCAAAAAAGTATATGACAATGTCAAAAACAGCGTGACAACGGTTGCCAACAACGCAAAAGTTTCGCTTGCGAAATGGCTTGGCTTGACTGATGAAAACGGGAACCCTGTTGATGATGCTTCCGATGTTTCATGGGGAAATGTTGCAAAGGGCATTGTCGGAAATATCAAGAGCAAAGTAAAGGCTTTTGCTGCCGACCAGAAACTGAAAATAGCCGATCTGCTTGGAATTGAAGAGCCGGAAAATGCCACATGGGGAACTATAGCCGGGGAAATCGTTAAGAGGATCAAGGGCGGTGTCGGCAAGGCAAAGCTGAAGATTGCCGACCTTTTAGGCGTTGAGGAACCGGAAGAAGCCACATGGAGCGATATCGCCGGAAAGGTTGTTCAGCGCATTAAGGGCGGTGTTGGCAAGGCAAAAGTAAAGATTGCTGACTTGCTTGAAGTTGAAGAACCGGAAAACGCAACATGGGGAACCATTGCCGGAAATATTACAACCCGGATCAAGGGCGGCATTGGAAAAGCAAAGGTCAAGATTGCTGACCTTCTGGGTGTCGAAGAACCGGAAGATGCTACATGGGGAACCATCGCCAGCAATATCACAACCCGGATCAAAGGCGGTATTGGAAAGGCAAAAATTAAGATTGCTGACCTCCTCGGCATCGAAAACGCCGAAGATGCAACGTGGGGAACAATCGGCAATGACATTTCTACCCGGATCAAAGGCGGTTTCAAAACAGCAAAAATCAAGATTGCTGACCTGCTTGGCATTGAAGATTCAACGGATGCCACATGGGGAACCATTGGATCAAAGATCAGAACAGGGCTTCTTTCCGGTCTGGAAACGCTGAAGATAAAGGCTGCTGATTTGCTTGGCATCGAAGATTCAACCGATGCTTCATGGGGCGATATTGCCAGCAAAATCACAACAGGACTGGCAAGTCACATCAGCAAGAAAGGCAGCTTCCTGAAGCAGCTTATTCTTGGCGATGAATACACGGAAGGAAAGTCCACATGGTCTGATGTTGGTACAAAGATTTCCGGCTACATCAAGGAAGCATTTGGTGAGGGTGGTTTCCTCAACGCTCTGCTTGGCAACGCAACGGAACAGGCAACAGCTATTGCACAGCTCGCCGGGAACTTTATGACGGAGCTTTCCAGTTGGATTGGCAATAACCCAGATAAAATTTCCGGGGTTGTTTCTTCAATTGTTGAATCACTCACTCTTGCCGCACCGAAATTTGTGGATGCCCTGACAGCAGTCATACGTGATCCCAGATTGTGGACTGCCCTTGGTGAACTTGTAAAGGCGATCTGGAAAGCAATCTTTGGAACGCCGGAAGAAAACCTTGAGAAAAACTTGTTCGGTGGTTTTTCAAAGGAAGACTTCAAACAGCTTCAGGAATATATCAAAGCATACAACGATTTGCAAGAAAAGGTTGCCAAAATGCAAGAGTTGTATGACAAGGGGCAAACCGGAACATCTGAATTCAAGACGCTTGAAAAAGATGCAGAAGCAGCCGGGAAAAAGGTTGATGAACTGTATACATCGGTGTCGAAGCTCAAAGGTGAAAACGGAGAAGGACTGCTTGCAAACTACATGACTTATGCCTATGAAAAAGGCACAGGTGAAAATGGTGAATTGCCAGAACTTCCCGTGAAGTTTGCTCCTGATGATGAAGATGTTACCACACAGTTGGAAGAGGGCTATGACAGCACCGTCACGCTCGATCCTGATGATGAATCTATCACGGAAACAACGGATGCCGGGTATGAAGCAACAACCGTGCTGAATCCTGATGATGAAGCCATCACAGACCTGACGGACACCGGGTATGAGACAACTGCCACGCTTGATCCTGATGATGAACCTATAACAACCCTGCTTGATGAAGCAGAATATTCGGCAACGGTTAAGCTGGTTCCTGATGCTTCCGGGATGCCAAAAGATACCGGAGACGAACCGGGGCACGCAAAAGGCTTGTGGGATGTGCCATACGATGATTATGTGGCGAGACTGCACCGCAACGAGATGGTGCTTACGGCTTCTCAGGCACGGGAATATAAAGAGGGCAAAGGAACCGGCTTTGATATCGGGAGCCTGACCGGGGCAATCGTAGCAGCGATCAAACAAGGCATGGCAGGAGCGCAGGTGAACAGCTACATCAACGGTAAAGCCATCACGGAGGAAATCAGCCGGATTCTGGGCAACGGCGTAACGGCAAGGAGGTTCGCATGATTAGCAGATATGAAGCCTACATGGACGGAGCCGCCTTGTCCAACATCCACCCGGCTTTGCTGATAACGGATATCAGCCACACGGCGGCAAACTTCATCCGGCAGACGCAGGGCTTTGCAAAGCGGAGCGGTCTTGCGATTCTGAACAGTCAGCAGGAAGCAACCAGCGTTGATGTCATGTTTTCCCTGCGGATTTACGATATCCGGGAACGTCAGCAGGTCTTGCAGAAAGTCCAGCAGTGGGCAACGGGAAAAGTGCTGGAAACAAATGACCGGGAAGGACAGCGGCTGAATGTGGTCTGCGATGAATTCCCGATGATTCAAAGCGTCATGGGCTGGACGGATGTGCTGACAATGCGCTTTACAGCCTACGAAAAACCATTCTGGGAGAACAAGACACCTGCTGTCCTTTCCATGACTGGATCGGAAGCAGAAGGAACGCTGTTCGTTCCCGGTAACGCCGGAACAGCCTTTGCGGAAGTCACGGTTGAACCTTCACAGGCAATTGATGAACTGACTATCACGGTCGAAGACACAACCATTCGGCTGGTTGATCTGAACACAGATGAAACCATCCACATCGGGTATGACGCTATGGGGAATCAGTACATCAAAGCCGGAGAAGACAGCATCCTTGCAAAGCGCACACCTGACAGCTCCGATGACCTGCTGGCGGTCT